TCGGATTATCGGATCAAGCGATTGACAGAGGAAGAGCCAAAATGGATATAGCCATTGATAGAATTAAAAAAGGTGATGATGGTGTTGGGTATGATTTAGTCCATAGGATATGAAAATATTATTAACAAATAATCATTTAAATACTTTTGGTGGTTCTGAGAATTGGACATTTACGGTTTACTCTACTTTAAAGAAGTTAGGGCATTCTGTAGATGTCTTTTCTATTGATGTTGGTGGTGTTGGGACTCAAAGATTTGGTTCAGTATACACAACCATTCCCAATGTAACGTATGATTTGGTTATTGCTAATCATAATACTTGTGTAAAGATTGTCTTGGAGAAGGCTAAGTACTCAAAGCTTATTATGATGTGTCATGGTATTGCTCCGCATTTAGAACAACCAATTAAAGGTGCTGATAGATACATTTCTATTTCAAATGAAATTCAATACCATCTATTACTGCTGGGATATAAAAGTGATGTAATACTAAATCCCGTTGATTTGGATGTTTGTTATCCTACCAAAGAATTAAACGAAACACCTCAAAAGATATTTGCATTGTGTCAGAACATAAACGCTCAAGAGAACGTAAAGTCTTTGGGATTTGAAACTGAATGCATACCTCCAACAAGAGATGCTAGATTAGCTATAAGCAATGATACGTTTAATGAGGCAGACATATGCGTTGGTCTAGGTAGATCAGCTTATGAGTCATTGGCTTGTGGTAGATGTGTTATTGTTTATGATGCTAGAGGATACAACGGTGATAAGTACGATAGTATTGTTACTAGAGAGAATATAGGTGAGATGCTAAGAAACAATTTATCGGGTAGGAGATTTAATAAATCATTCAATAAAGATAAAATTCTTAATGGAATTGAGAAACTATATAGACCAAATACAGATTACTACAGAAGTATAGCAGAGGATTACTTTGATGCTAAAAAAATAGTAAATCAAATATTACAATGAAGGTAGCTATAACAAGAGTTAGAAATGAGGAGGTAATACTTAAATCTACATTAGATAGATTATCATATCATTTTGATTGTGTAATAGCATTCGATGATTGCTCAACAGATGGTACTAGAGACATTCTAAGCGAGCATAAGCTAGTTAAACGTGTAATCACAAGTGATAAGTGGGAAAGTCGCTCAGAAGTCCGCAAAACGCTTGAGACAACTCAAAGGCAAGACATATATGATTATGCAATGCGTAAGGAGGAGGATATTGATTGGATGTTGTATTTTGATGCTGATGAACATTTTTATTTTGATGAGATTAATTGGGGTTCTAATTTCAGTTATTTCTTTAGATTGTTCGATGTATACATAACTCCCAATGATGTAGATAAACCATTTATTGATAGAGAATATATTGGATGTGAGTATAGGGATATTCCAATGTTATTCAGACCAAATTCTAGAGTACACTTTAATAATCGTGTTCCATTGGGTATTGATCAATTACAAATGATTGGTGGAACGGTTAAGCATTTTGGTAAGGGAATATCTGTGGAGCATTGGGAGGAGACTTGTGATTATTATATTAATCATTTGAATGAGAGAATGCCTAACGGAGAAGATATTTCGACCAAATGGAAAAAAAGAAAGGGTAAAGCAATCCATGATGGTGTATCTGATTTTGGATTACCATTGATTAAGTGGGATGATAGATACACAAGTGAACATATTATTAACCTAAACAAAGTGTACAAATGAGAATAGATTTATTGACATTTTATTTTAACGATGAGGATTTCTACGGAATGGACTTGTTGAGTATTAGAGGAAAGGTATTGCTAGGAATTAGCTACGATAGTTTTTTCAAGAAATTTCACTTAGAGTTATTCTTTAAGGTTATTAGATGAAAACTCCTAAGACAAGGAATAACGGCACAATGACTGAGGCTGCTTTCTTTGGATGGATTAGATCATTACTAAGGAATAGATACATGAGAGGCTGGAAACCTCACAATGAGGCTGCTAAGGATAATAGAAGACCTATTACTTATAAGAGCAGATCAAGATGGGAATATCAATGCGCTGATTGTAATGATTGGTTCTTGCGTAAAGAGATTGATATAGACCATATAATACCTTGCGGAACGCTAAAGTCATTTGATGATTTAGCCGTGTTCTGTAATAGGTTATTCGTTGAAAAAGATGGACTGCAAGTGTTGTGCAAACCTTGCCACAAAAACAAAACACATGACAAAAAAACTGATTGAACATTACTTTAAACATTTCAAAGAGGATAGCTTTGTCAACCTAGTTTTAGAGGGTAATGAGATATTCGCAATAAATAAAGTAACAAATTGTAAACAAATTTTTGTTAATTCAGCCGAAAGTATTAAGATTACGGACAAGAAAGATTTAGAAAAAGTTAAAGATTACATTTATGACCGAACAAAGTTTTAAACAAAAACACCAACCAACAAAGGCATCATTGATTTTATTTGATAGCCTAATACATAAAAGAATACATCAGTACGATACATTGGAGGAGGCTTACCACATGAATAGATATGATTGGATGGCTAAGACCAAGTGTTATCTGCCAGCATCTTATTCTGCCTATAGGGCAAAAGTCACTAGGATGACCCGAAAGAAGTCTACGGGTGTTAGAGCAAATAGATCAGCAAAGAATGTAGTTAAGTTCTATAGAGAACTTCAATCATGATTGATAGCTTTCTAGAGAATATAGATCATCTCCACAATGTGGTGGTGATAAAGACCAATCTACCTCAGAAGACCAAAAAGGAGATTGTAATGACAATTCAATCAATGAAGAGGAGTCTTTCTCAATATGTAGAAAGTAATTCATTAGCGGACTTAGATGGTGTTAATGATGATAAATCTGATTTTTGGGATTGGCTGAATCAAGGTAGCAATGCTGAGACAACACATATCAAGGAATATGATAGAATGTTTAAGTGGAAATATGGATGGGTAAATAGTTGGACGGGATATTCAAATGAAGGTAAGTCTTCTTGGTTGTATTTCTTAATTCTAATCAAGCTACTACAAGACCCAAATGCCAAAGTAGCCGTATTCTCACCCGAGAACTATCCTAGACATAAGTTTGTTAAGGATTGGGTTAAGACAATGCTGGGGTGCGATCCAAAGTACTCCACTAAAGTGAAATGTGATAGGATGATAGAGCAATTCAATGATAGATTGTTTTATGTATACCCCTCAAATCACGACATAGAAAGCATTGAAAATCAGTTTAAGACGTTAATAAAGATTAATAAAGTAAACATAACGGTTATTGATCCTTTCTTAAAGGTGAGTAAGCCTACTACAATGAATGATTTACAATATCTGACATCGTTTATTAAGAGACAAGAGGTGTTTGCCAAGCAATTTAATGTAAGCCATCATGTGGTTTATCATCAGCTAACTCCGCAAATTGACGAGACGGGTAATTACCCCGAACCCGATATGTATAAGATAAAAGGTGGTGGATCAATAACAGATGGCTCTGACACGGTTTCTTCTGTTTGGCGACCTTACAGAAAGAGTGAAGAGGAAAATAAAAGTGTAATGATAAAGACTCAAAAGGTAAAGGATTTCGATGTTTTTAAGAATGGATATATAAAATTGGATTATAATCTCTCCAAAAACAGATACTTTTTAAATGGAATCGATATCTTTGAAGACTCAATTAAAAAAACGCATAAGAATGAATTATTTTAATTATGAAAACATTATTAAGCATAATGGCGTTAATGAGTGCTATAGTAGCACCTAATGCCACCATAAACAATCTCTGCGAATACACCATAACCATTGAAAAATACCAGCAAATAGATTCAGTCGATCACTTACTTGAGAGTATAATCCTTGTTGAGTCAAATGGGGACTCTTTGGCGGTTGGTGATACTCATATGGATACCCCAAGCATAGGGTTACTCCAAATTCGTAGAGTTATGGTAAAGGAAATCAATAGAATTTTAGAAAAACAAGGTAGTATGTTACGTTATTCATACTCGGATAGGTGGAGTGCGACCAAATCCGTGGAGATGTATTATATTTGGAAGGAATTTCATCATCAAGAGTCTAGCGATGAAACAATTGCTAGGAATTGGAATGGAGGAACTTACGGATATAAGAAGAAAGCAACAATCCAATATTGGGCAAAAGTTAAAAACAATTTAAAAAATGCACAATCCATTTGAAAATAATTTAATTATAATAGAAGAAATAAGAGAGTATTGGTCATGTGTTAATTGTGTTGATGATGCAAACGTAGCTATTATGGATACATTGTTAGGTGTTTTAGTTAAGATAAATAATAAGTATTCTGAGGCTTTTGTTGAAGACCAAATTAATAAAATAATAGATAATGAATAGCATAGGATTTTATCCACCAAGGGGTGTAGACGGTGTTTTGGTTGATAATCTATCAGAACTACCTAAAACTGCCAAAATAGAAGACTTTAATGAGTTTTTTAGGCTATATATTGACCATGAAAATGTTAGGTATATATATAGAGTAAAGAATCCAATTAGTCCACTTTTTAAATTACTATCAAAGATTAATGATTAAAGCACCCAAGGTAACACCATCAGTAAGGGTTTTTAGACCAAATACTATTAGAAAGAAAACGAATGGTATTGTTATTCACTCTATGTCTGAGAAGTTTAGTGGTAAATCTGCATCAGAGTTCTTGCAAGATATAGGATTAAGTGTTCACGCATTTATTCATGTTGATGGTAGAATTGAGTTAGCACAAAAAGAGAACTATAAGGCTTATCATGCTGGTAAGAGTGAATGGAAGGGTGAGTTAAATCTAAACAACACATTCTTAGGTGTTGAATTACTTGTTAGGCATAGTTACGCTAACAACCAATTCGAATCCTTTAAAAACACGGTAATGAATACCGATTGGGTAGGATCAAGGCAATTTGATTCTTTGATTTGGTTGTGTAGGAAGTGGTCTAAGGAATATGATATAAGTCTAGAGAATATTGTCAGACATTCAGATGTTAGTGGTGATCACGTTAGAGGTCAGAATAAAGGTAAGTTTGATGTTGGAGATGGTTTTCCTTGGAAATTATTTCAAGATTATATGAAGGGCAATGGACTTGCCGATAATTTTTAGTAATGAAGTTTGGAAAAACAGAGAGGGCAAATTTATTTTTATTTCTATTGCACATACTTTCTGTTTTAATTGTAATATCATTTATAATACTATCAATTAAATATGCGATTTTTAGTTTGCGTTAAGTCTGAGTATAATGCTATAAGTTATCACAGATTAAAAAAGCCTTTTGAATATCTACAGAAGGAAGGACACCATTGCGACTTTATAGAGAATTTCACTAATGATGTAGTAATTGATGGGTATGACTATTTTGTTTACAATAGAAGTATTGGATATGGTGATGCTGATTTTGGTCTTATTGAGAAGGTAAAAGCAGAAGGAATTAAGGTAATTATTGATGTTGATGATCTATGGGAATTGCCCGAAAACCATCCTATTGTTTGGAGGGATGATGTAGATTATGATGAGTGGAAGAACAACTTTCTAATGAATATAGCCTTTGCTGATTATGTATGGACTAGTACAGAATATTTAAAAGCAATAATAGAGGATCATTTCACCAACAAACCCGTGATTGTAGCTAAGAATGCTATTGATCTAAACGACCCACAATGGGCAGATAGGAAACTTAAATCCAAAAACAGAAATAAAACGGTAATTGGCTATGCTGGTAGCACAACTCATTATGGTGATTTAGACCAAATGAAAATACCATTTAGAAGGCTTAATAATAATAAGATTTTTCGTAGAAATATGGTTCTCCAATTATCGGGTGTTGACTTTGTTACTCCTTATGCTAAAAAAGTGTGGCATCATCAATTAGGAATATTTACTGACGATGGTAAAAACAAAAACGTATTTATTTCGGGTGGTGTTAGAGTAAATCAATATGCTAGATTCTTTGATCAAATGGACATAGTTATTGCCCCATTACTTGATAATGATTTCAACAGATGCAAAAGCGAGTTAAAAGTGCTAGAGGCTGGTGCAAAATGGCTACCATTTATTGGATCAGATATGGTAACATTCTCAAGAACGGGAGCAAACATTGATTTATGCTCAAATGGAGATGAATGGGTGGAATCAATACTAGAACTAAGCCTTGATAAATCTCTAAGAGAATCCCTTGGAAAGGAATTGGGTGAGTATGTTAGAGATATGTATAAGATTGATAAAGAAAATCAAGCAAGACTAAGTATTTTATGAAATTAGGAGAGTATTCCGAGTCTTTATTCGCTACGCATTGCATGGAGAAGGGATACATCGTTTCTAAGCCATTTTCACATTACACAAGGTATGATTTAATCATTGATGTAGATAATGTCTTACATCGTGTCCAAGTGAAATCTACAGAGTATCTGAAAAAGAAAGACAATCAATGTCATGTTAAAATTGATTACACAAAAGATGAGGTGGATTGGTTTGCTATTTATTTTAAAATATTTAATTCTTGGTATGTGCTAC